GTGCATCCAAACATTGTGACCCATGAGCAAGGCATAACTAAAACTGTCCCATGAAGTTTTACCTTCTTTGCCATTCTTGTTAACATCTCCGGGTGCATAGATACAGATGTCTTTCATCTTCAACATGTCACTGATGGGACTATCTTCCCAACGTGGATACACGCCATCTGCCACAACACCCGCCGACCACTTGCGTAGGTCTGTGGCATACTTTTTATCATCTGCTGAAGGTGCCATGCGATATGACCATTTGCCATTGTTGGGGAATACGTTTTCAAAGTAAACTTGTCCATTGGCAGTGGCGAGGAATGGGCTGGCACAATCAAAGGAAATTGTAAAAGCCGGATTAACGTGCTTTCTAATTGCTCTTTGAATCACGGTGAGTAACACAGCCCATTCCAACTTGCTTGTGCCCAAGAAGTGCATCCAATCATGTATGCCTTCTTGTAGTAGATTATCGTAACGCAGTGTGACCAACCTACGCAAAATCAAATCCACATCGCACATGTTTTGTCCACCCATGGCCCAACCATTGAAGTGTGTGTCGGGATATTTCACAGGATCACAGTAGTGCTTCATGGTATTATACCACTCATCGGCATCGTCGTGGCTGGCACCTTGTAACACGTTTAAGATCTTAGTGCCACCGTTCTTAATTCCCTTACGATTGGCCATAAAGTATTCGTTGTTGAACTTGGTGGCTTCAACCAGTTCCTGTGGCGTCTTAAAGTTACCAATCTTACCATTGGCCACCGGATCATGTATGACCCAAGTGGGAATATCCAAGGTCATGGCATAGTCTGATATGGTATCTAACCATTTTAGCACAGTCTCACGTTTGCCCTGTGCCTTGGGACAACCTGAGTTGGCATGCCAGTCGCCTTCCCACAAGCCCTTGGCAATTTGGAATCCTCCGGAATCACCCAACAACACAGTACCCGGCTCTCGATTACGTACCATGTCCTCTGACCAGTCCTGCTTAGTCAAATCCAAGTTGGCGTGTCCACCTGAATACAGGCTCCACCGGTAGGGAAACAGGGCCTTTGAACTATTGAGCCAGTTCATCTGTTCCATGTCAGTGAGTCCTGCAGGAAAACGTGCAGGATCCACGTAGGGTTCATTTCTTTGCTTGCCTATGAACGTTGCATAGAAGCCGGAGATTGCAGGCAAGAACACTGCATAGTCATTTTGTTTTGCTGTTAGATTATCTTGGGTCATAGTAATAGAAGTTTGCAGATCGAATCAGCTGGTAATCTTTTTGATACCGGTCAATAATTTTTGCATGTAATAACGGGTCTTGATTAATTCGATATCTTAGATGCTGGGCTATTGTTTTTGTGTCGTAATTTTCTTCGACAGTGTTGGCTGGTATAGGATTATTTAGACCTAGGTCCTGTGCTAGAAATTTTTCTAAATTGTTTCCCAGGTCATGATTCAATTTAAAATAAGTAACAGGAACGTTTGGTAACTGATGTATGTATTGTACTTGTTCTGTGGTATGATCGTCAAATACAATTTGATCAAAAATAATACGCTCTACCAGTTGATTATAGTCTTGTTTAAAATGATCGCCTCCGTAACCTGAGCTCAACAACCAACGAGCCGCATAAGTAGCGAAACCACTGATCCAACGTTCTACCGGATCCCTTAACACCACAATGGCCTGTGTTATGCGTGACTCTGTACAATCAAATTGTTCCCAACCATTCTTTTCCAATAGATTAGACAAGTAAGTACTGGCATTTTTTGGAATATTTAAATAAAAAATGCCTGAAGTTGACATCAAACCAACTCCAGGCGTATATTCACGAAATATCAAATGCTCAAGCATTACTTCTGTTGTGCTGGCAAGATATAGTTGTATTCTGCAATGCCTGAATCAACAGTGATCATTGCGGCACCGTCATCGCTAAACTTGAGACTCTTCTCGCCAGGCAGAGCCAAAATGCTGATCACAACAGCAACTGGCCAACTCCATGCTCGACTCAATGAACCTGTGACACCAGACTGAAACACAAAGTTACCCGAGTGGCTGCTGTGGTCACCAAAGTAGAATACCAAGTTGCCATTTTCAACTTTGGCAATGAATGTGGTTTCTTCGCTGTTGGCCTGTGCTTGATAACGCAGGCGTGTGATACTGGCCACTGTGGGATTGACTTCTACACCCCATTTGGCACCTTTGAACTTGACCGACTTCAGCTTGTCGTTCACAATCTCAGCCAGCATGTAACGATAGTCGTTTTTAAAGTCACCGGCCTTGTTTTCAAAGTGAATACCAGCAGGCACATCCTCGCCATTGCGATTTTGTTTGATCACAGAAATCTTGGCATCTTCACGATACTCTTGAATGTTTAGAATAGTGTTCAGTTTGCCCAAGTTAGGCATGCCAAATGTACCAATGAACTCAGGCACCGGGTTCTTGAATTTTGCTTGTACAATCACTGTACGGTCTTCGGGCAAGGCATCAATCACAGTTTCTGTGTCTGTGCCTGTAATTTTAACCAATTCGATAATACCTAGACCATGTGTGTGTTGCACAATGTCCATCAAATAATCACGCATACATTCTCCTTAATAAATTGCATTGTAGTTGATACTGCGACAAAAGTCAACGGATTATGATCTAATCGCACCCATTGCTTGACTGGCTTTTGCCGTTTTTAAATCGCCGGGCTTTTTTATTTCTAGCCAGCTGGTTTCACCTTGATTGAAGTCTTGTAACTGTAACAGCTCAAAGCCTGACTGTTTGCACAAGTTGACAACTTCACGCCCGGACATGTAACTGTGCCATCTTCCTTCTGCATAAGCAGCACCAATGGCAGTATCTCCGTTGTTGAAGTGTAGCAAGGCCACACCACCGGGACGCAACAGATCATACATCTGTGGCAAGTAGTACTTCAAAACTGACAATGGTAGATAGTTAAAGAATCCCCAACTAAAAATAAATCCGTGTTGTTCCTGCGGCAGGGAATACAAACGATGTGCCTGTGCTAGATTTCTTTCACCTGTGGGAAATAGGTCTATCAGGTAAGGCCTTACACGGTTTCTATAAACATCGTTGAACTGTTCCATGGTCTTGTCTAAGAATCTTTGATCAATGTCCACAAGATAAAGAGGATCGGCAGCCACCAGATGATTGGTCCATGCACCTGTACCGCATCCCAGCTCAATGGCAGGATAATGAAAGTCAGTGTAAAACCGTATTCTTTCCAATACATTTTCCTTGGTAGCACTGTCAACGGGTCGTGTCCTGGTTATTCGACCATCATAGTCGTTCATCAACGTGATTAATTCTGAATCGTATGTTCCAGAAAACAGTTCTTGGCGCTTGACTTCAATGTCACGGTCAATCTGTTCAATTATGGCATCTGTTGACTTGCACTCGGTTTCAATTTGATATTTTAAATTGTTGTACAGTTGGATCTGATCCGTGAGCCACTGTTCATATTGATCAGTGGCTCTAACCGGATATGCTATCAACTGAGTAAGCTCGGCCTGCAGATCATTTATGGTGGCAACAATGCTGTTTACATTGTATGCTGTTGGCAGTTGTTCTCGCAGGGCAGCGAGTCGTTTTAATGTCATTCCCATGAAAATAGTGTATCAAAAGTTGTTGCAATGTCAGTGTGTTCGCCAATGCGCCAATCCAACACACCCAACAAGTTTTCTACCTTTTGGTCCACAATGGTGGCTTCCATCAAGCTGTCATCAAATGGCAGGTCTTTGAACCACTGTGGAATGTGTGTTTCGTCGGTGGGATAGCCAACCGATGTATAGCCCAAGGCATTGTCTTTGAGTTTACACACAATGGTTTTCATACCATCAACAATGGCAATAGAGTAGTTGTCACTGTGCATGCGTCTGAGATTGTTCCAATTCAAAGCCGCACGTACATGACCTGGCATGTTGGCACGGCCCAGTCTGGCTTCTTCTGCACCATACTTGGTCAAGTTGTTTACACGCTTGGGTGTACCTTTTTCCCATGCTGGGCGCTCTTGGAACACCAGTTTGAATTCTTTGACCTTCTTGTACACATGTTCTTTGTCGGACCCAGTCAACACATCAGTCAACAGCTCACTCAAGAAGTCCTGTACTACCTTGGGTGTGTCTGATCGCTTCAAATCCAGACCCATGGCCTTGACCTTACCAGGTTTACCGTGTGTGTCCAGTCTGTTGCCTTCGAGATCATAGATAAGAACAGCATAACGCTTTTTCTTAATAAACAGGCCTTTGGATGCAACCAGTTCACGTCCGCCTTTGATCAACTCACCGTTTTCTCTAGGCACATGACAAGCACGTTCCATAAACGCAGGGAAACTGGCATTGACTTGATCTGCTATGGTGTCGTACAGTTGTGTGCAGATTTCTTTAGTCCATTCCATGCGACCTGCGGCGACTTCTTCTTTGAGTGCCGGCCACGCTGAGAAGTAGCACGAGTCTGTGTCGCCGTAGATGATGGCCGGCCCGGTGTGGTCGTACGTGCCCATGATGCATTCATTGATGTAGGCATCCATGTGCCTCGCAATGATGCGGCCAGTGAGCGTAGTGCTTTGCCCAATCCTCTTGTCGAAGAACCGGCAGCCCGGGTTGAGGATTGCGCCGTAGAGGCTGTTGAGGTTAATTTTTTTGACGAGTTGGCGTTTGTCCCAAAACGCTTTGTCTTCTGGAGTTTCTGCGGACTTCTTTTTCGCTTGCAATTCTTTACGTTCAGCATACCATCTTTCCAATAATCCCGGCACAACGGCCTTTTGTTCATAACTGAATATAGTGCCATTGGCACTCAACATCCAAGGTTGACGACTGTCAAATATCATGCGCCAAACATCTGCGGCACTCATCACATCACTGCGTCCATCCTGTTCCCAATCAACAGTGACTTCGACTCCGGCGTCACCGGCCATGACAGCAGTATACTCAAGAGTACCGAACATGTTTTCCCAGGCATCAGCAAAAGTGCTGCCTGCGTCCATTTTGTCTTTGATATACTTATCAGTCATTATTGGACGGAGCTGTCCGATAATACTTTCTTGGGCCATGTTAAGGGCACGAATAGCCGAGGGATAGAGCGAGTTAATGTCGATTGCCCCGATCCAGTCGTGCATTCCTTTTTTGGGGAAAGCAACGTAGGCACCTGCCGCTTGTGTGTCACCATGATCATCTTTTCCTTTTCTGTTAGGTACAATCAATCCTCGCTGATGCGCTTCATTGATAATTGCTTGTTCAGTAACTGCTACAGCACCCATTGTGGTCTGCAATAGCACGGTATTGTCATGTGCCAATTCATTTGCTAGATCTAAGAAACGCAGTTTCTTGTCCAGCTTGGCCAGAATCATAGTATCTTGTCTGTTGTACACAATAAACTGTTCAAAGTCCTTGTTGTACAGTTGATCCAAGGTGCCTTCGTACTGTGTTTTGCGTTCACCCAGTTCGTATTCGGCAATGGCATCCAAGCTATAACTGTGACGTTCTTCGTATGTGTACTTGCGATACAGTTGCATATAGTCCATATGCACACGACCTATCAAGTCAAAGGTCAGTTGCTCGGCACCAAACCGTTCAAAGGTACGTTGTTTGGGCAGTTGATTCCACAAGCAGAATCTACGTGTGTCATCTCTGCTTAGGACTTTGGTGATACGCATGACTGTGTAGGGAATGTCGAAACCTTCTGAGTTCCAACCCGACAAGATGTCTGCATCGGCAATCAAGTCCAGGAACGTGCCCAGCATGTCCTGTTCACGTTCAAACAAATAGCAGTTGTCAAACTTGTCACAGATTTCCTGTGCAGTTTCCCAGCTCATTGATTTGGGTGGGACAACTAGAGTAACCATCTTGTCTAGCCAGTCCAGATACACACTGATAGCAGTGATCTTGTTGAAAGGATCTTCAGGTTTTGAGTAGCCTCGTAAGGGATCAAAGTCCACCTCAATGTCAAAGAACGCTGTTTGTAATTTGGGACTTGTGGCACCCAAATAGTTTTCTTCTAGGCAACGAAACACAGGATTGATGTCGCTTTCCCATAGTTGCTTGCCAGAATTTATTCTTAGTTCTTTTTGGAATTCTTTACCGTTGCGGCTATTGAATCTGCTGACTGGTGTTCCATACACTGTGCGATATTTGCCTCTAGGATCATCATAGTAGAAAATATAATTGGCAGGATATTCTCTGTAGGTTCTTTCACCATTGACTCGTTCAACCACGTGAATACGATCTTTGGCTCGATCGTAAAGAGCGTCAATATAACTCATGCTTTCTCCTTGTGTAATTTTGAGCTTACACTTACTCTACATGCCGCTTATAGTCCGGCGAGACTATGTGTATTTACGCCAGCAACATTCTCACAAGACCAATTGAATCTATGGTCGTGAGTAGGAGGTAATTGCCGAGCATACCAAACGATCTCCTAGTATAACTAGCCCAAGCGTACATAGCACAACCTGTAATCCAGACAGGATAAAGAGCCAGTAAAGGTGGATGTGGAACAGTGAAAGCCATTGTAAGGCTACAGCCGATGCTAATAGCCCAAGCGACCACTTCCACGCAAAACCTAACTTGGTTAGTTTTGTAATCACTTGTTATCCAATCGATGATGCCGTATAAGATACCATTCAAAGTGTCTTGCCCACTGTTTCAAGAATGGTGTTGAGTTCTTCGTGATCGGCGTTTTGTTTGCCCAGTTCGGCCTTGTGTGCAATGCGTATGGCCTTTTTAAGCACAGCTGGTTTGATTTCCATTTCTTCAGCAATGGCCTTGATGGTGTCGTTTAGGCCTGCGGTAAGGTCTTCGACTTCTTGCATGATGGTCATGCCCTCATTGATGATTTGAGTGAGTTTGGCTTTTTCGGCTGATCCGAACATACGTGGTCCTGACATAGTGTCTCCTAGTAAAAGTGCAATTATACACTAGATGTTAACTAGATGCAATGGTGTTTGATAAATATTTTTGTGAAAGATCTTGCTGTTGCACCAAATCAATTTGACCCCGTGGGCCATTGGCATCGTGCTATTCTTAATCCAGTGATTCCCAGCACTGACTCAGTTGAATTGTTTGACCAAAACGGGTATGATCTAACTGTGTTGGAACGCTTGTATGCCAATGCCAACATGACACCCACTGCCAGCCATCGCAGTCATCGCACTGCCATCAAACAGCCTTGGTTCACACAACGATCCAAACTTGAGGGCGCCATACTGAATCACAGCCTGCTGTTTGAACGCAAGGGTTACACTGGTCCTGCCTTGGCACAGTTACGCAACTGGGCTGATTCAACACCACGATTCAACCAACTAATTGCCTTACGACCCAAATGGGGACTAGACTTCAGCATGGATTATGTGGACCGAGGGGGCAATGTGTTTGAAGTCCTACACTGGGAATATGATGGATTTGATTTTCAAGAAATCCAACGTGTCAAGCAACAGGTAGAGCCCATACTCATGTCAATTGATTGGGATGAGGCAGCACGTGAAATTCTGGCACGTAAATCAGAATGGCACCACCTGGACTTCTTTGCTCAAAGTGATTGGAAGTGCGAATACTTTGGCATGGTCGAAGAACGTTTCAAAATGGTGGCTTGGGAATAGTGCTCACTTTAAGAATACATTCCGGGGCACGACTCCCATATATTCTAGCCCAGCAGCCGGGCACACCAACGTAACTAAGTTACGGTCCTAAGGGTGTTCTTGGGAAGTCGATCTTGTATCAGTCGAACAACCTGATCGCTGAGAACAACTTCATAATGATTATAATCTATTTCGACCAGTTCCATGCCTTCGGCATGATGACATTGGCTGGCCACTGTGACAATGCCATCGTTGGCCCCGGTAATCC